CGAGCTTGTATGTGGGCTTTCCGGCCTTGAGTGTGCGTGCGGGTTCGAACAGTTGGCGCACGGCGGGCGGCCAGGCCGTGTACTTGGTCTCAGCGACCTTGACCTCCAGGCTCACGTAGTCCTCGGGGTTCTCCCCCCACTTGCGCAGAGCCTCGACGGCTTCTTTGAGCTTGCGCTGGTCGTACTCCACCTTCTTGGGAAGGTCGGCAATCACGGTGTGGCCATCCACATCAAAGCGAACCGTGCCGGTGTTCTTGCCAGCGTCCTGGCGCAACTGATGCGCACGCTCACCGAAGCGGCGGTGCAGCACACCTTGTAGGAATTGCTTGTAATGGCGGGCGGTGTCCTCAGCATCAGACACGCGCTGGATCAGGCGGTCGAGGTCCGCCAGTGGCAGGGTTTCAAGCTCTGCCATCACGAAGTTGCCCACCTCGTCGAGGGCATCTGGTTCAGGGATCATGGGGACTCTCTTTCTTAGTGGGTGCCGGTGGCGGGCACGGGGGACGGCGTACCAACCTGGCGAAGGCGGGTGCGGATTTCTGGGGGCGTAAGGGTGCTGGCAGATCGCACTGCGATGTAGCGGTAATGGGCATCGCCCACCTTCAAGCTGAATAGGTGTACCAACCCCAACTCGCAGGCGATCCAGGCACGTCGGGCAAGTGCGTGAAGGCGATTGCGTTCCTTGGACTCCAAGCCGCTGCCCGAGTCAGAGCGATCCAGCAGCAAGAAGCCTTCGTGGTACTGGATAGACTGGCCGACCAGGGCGTTTGCCATCCAGTCGCACAGACCAGCCTCGGTGAGTTTTTCGGATGGCACGTACACGGCTTGCAAGGCTGCTTTGCCTGCATCAACGCCAAGCCCGAGGTGGCTGCGCGTCGTTTCAACAATGGTTTTTGTGTTCAAAATCAAATCTCCAGGCGTGAGTTGGCCTACCACCACCGCCCAGAGGGGCGCGGCGTTTGCGGTTCTTGAAGGTTCTTACCGAGCGAGGGGGCTGTTTTTCTCAGCCACCCCGCGATCGGTCAGGCGGCCGGCCGGATGCCGAACATGCGCAGGTGCATACGCAGGTCGTCAACACGGCGGTAGAAAGTGGCGGTGGACATCCCGGAGGCCTTGGCGGCAGCGGGAAGATCTTGGTGGGCGGTAAGCAGATCAAATAGGCTGCGCTGATCGCTGCTCATGTAGGCCAGTGCCGTTAGCAGGTCGTGCTGGGTGCTCGAGTTCGAAAACAAATCATCGTCTCCGTCCCAGCAGGTGAGCGACTCTTCAAGGAGGAGCGAACCCATGTGACCGCCATCCTCGTCGTTGGCAGCAGACTGCGGTGGCAGGCCACCATGAACGGCACGATCAATCGCTACGACTTCCAGAGTGTCGACATGCTCTGGCTCGGTAAAAACCAGTTTTTGCCTGTCTGCCTTGCGGGCGTTAAGGAAGTCAGCAGTGCAGTTTTTCGATACCAGCCCGGTGAATGTGCCAGGTGCGCCGCGCGACGGGTCGAACTGCCCCTTGCGCTTATAGATGTCCAGAAGGATCTCCTGGTACAAATCCTCCCGCTCTGACGGGGTCAGCCCGGCGGTAACAGCTGCCCGGAAAGCACGGGTCTTGGCGGCGCCCACTGCTGCGCAATAAAACGGGTCATTTGCTGAAACCGTTTGTGTTAGCTGTAGGGTGCCGCACCCCTGCTGGGCGCTACTTTTCGGGTTTACCGGCCCGGCCCGGTGATTTCCAGATTGATCCACGATTTCGACTCCGTTTGCGATTGCATGGAGTAATCATCGGGGCTGAAATGAGCAATTGAAACAAGGCTCCGCTCGTCGCCGCACGGGTTCAAATGGACATGGCACACGCTCCAAAGGAGGGCGTACAGCTTAAAAAAATATGGATGCCGTACAGTCTCCCATGGAGACTGCAATTTCGCTGCAACTGCGAGAATCAGACTACTTCCTATTAATTTACTTTTTCATCTGAAACGGATGCCATTGGATTTTGCATATTCACGAATCCAGGTCGCCACCGTTCTTTGCTCTCGAATGACTCCTCGCTTTTCTAATACATCAACAAAATGACGCGCAGCCTTTTCGGCGCTATTAAAGCGACGGGGATCTAGTCCGAACTGATCCTGCACAAATTTCTTTATCTCCCGATTGCTCTGATGGCGGATATCGTTATTCTTTATTGCCTGATCTCTTTTTCGCTCTTGCGCTTCTGCGAGTATTTGCTTTCGCATTTCCTCCTTGATCCCATCCAAATCAGCTTTATTTATTTTTACCGCTTTGCCAGCCTGAATCTTTTCAATCTTTTCTTGATACTTTAGCTCCAGACGTTCGGCATCGCGCAACTTCTCTGCATAACATACCGCCTCCATAGCCTGAATTAAATGACTGGCCGCCCTCGCAGTGTCATAGGCGTCAAGTGAGTTTTTTTCACGAGGTACATGTCTGCGCTGGGCGAAATCATATGTAAATTCATAATCCTCAACAAAGTCCCCAATCAGCCATAGCGCGAGCACGGCAAAGTATTCATATTCTTTTAAATTTTCGATGTCAAGAACTGTTGGATCAAAAAATGAACCCATCGCCTCCTGTAGAGCATCTAAATCAGAGGTGTTATCTGAATTTCGCACATCATAATGATCTGCCGCTTCATCCTTAAAGCCCGTGATCCTATCTTCATCACCTTCCAGCAAATCGTATCTACCGTCTGATTTAATGGATTCGATAACGCTTTCTTTTTCTCGGTCAAAATATTCAGAAATAATTTGATCCGCATCCTGAGCGATGCTGACGATTTCTTCACGCGATCTATCACGAATAATTGATCTGGCACGGTAAATTACCGAAGAAGCGTCTCGAAAGCGCCAATCAGTAAAACTACCCTTAAGTGGGTCAAAATACTCAAATTGCTTGTAAAAACCCATTTTTCACCATCCGATTACTTGTTGATCTTGCTCGCACCCAAAGAACCTGCCTTGTACATTTGGTAGATATTTTGTCGGATATGAGGCAGTTCGTCACTCGGGAGGACGCCGGATGAGAAAACACCCAGGCTGCGCCGGTATGAACCTTCATGGCAGCCCAACCTCCACGCACTGCACCCAAGAAGCTCCCAGAACGGTCGTCAGCAACCATCGTGGGCGCCATCCTTGCTCTAGCCGTCATTCGCATGCACGACCGCCAAGATGTACTTGATAACCTGACTGAACAGAGCGTTAGTACGGGGTGTCCTGACCACCAAGGAGAACCCCAGTGACTGAAACCGTTGTGGCCCGAGTGGCTGCCCTCAAGACCATCACCACCGCCGAGCTCAAGCAAATGTGGCGGGACCTCTTCAACCAGGAGCCGCCCCCGTTCAACAGGCGATTCCTCGAAACCCGCTTGGCTTACCGGATTCAGGAATTGGCCTACGGCGGCCTCAAGCGCGAAACCGCTAAGCGGCTTGCACAACTCGGCGAGCAATTCGATGGCGGAAAACAAGATGTCCGGCGCCGCCGCCTGGATAACCGACCAATCGCCGGCACTCGCCTGATCCGGGAGTGGCAAGGCACATCCTGTGAGGTGTTGGTCTGCGCTGACCACTTCGCCTACAACGGCCGGCCATACAAATCGCTGTCCAGCATTGCCCGCGCAATCACCGGCACCAATCGCAACGGCTGGGCCTTCTTCGGCCTCGGCTCTGCAAGGAGCGCAGCATGACGGCTGAGCGTCGCCTGATCTGCGCCATCTACACGCGCAAGTCCACCGAAGAAGGGCTTGATCAAAACTTCAACTCGCTGGACGCCCAGCGAGACGCCTGCGAAAACTTCATTGCCAGCCAGAAGTCCGAAGGCTGGATGATGGCCCGCGAACGCTACGACGACGGCGGCTTTTCCGGCGGCAATATGCTGCGACCTGGACTTCAGAAGCTGCTGGATGATGTCCGCAATGGCATGGTCGACATCATCGTGGTCTACAAGATCGACCGGCTGTCGCGCTCGCTTGCCGACTTCGCCAAACTGGTCGAACTCTTTGACGAGCACAAGGTCACCTTCGTGTCGGTGACGCAGGCGTTCAACACGACGACCTCGATGGGGCGGCTGACTCTGAACATCCTGCTGTCCTTCGCCCAGTTCGAGCGCGAACTCGCCGGCGAGCGGGTACGCGACAAGATCGCCGCCTCACGCCAGCGCGGTATATGGATGGGCGGCATGCCACCACTTGGCTACGACGTCGCAGAAAGAAAGTTGATCCCCAACCCTGCGGAGGCGCAGATCGTCCAGGAAATGTTCAGGCGTTTTGCCGTAACGCCATCGATGGCAACCCTTGTTAGAGACCTGCGCGCACGTGGTGTGACATCAAAGTCCTGGACCACCTCAAAAGGGATCGAGCGAAGCGGGAAGTTGATCACCAAAGGGTATGTCTACAAGGTATTCAAGAACACTGTCTACATCGGGATGGCCGCATACAAGGGGAAGCAGTTCACCGGCGAGCATGAACCGATCATCGAGCAAGAACTCTGGGACACGGTCCAGGAAAACCTTAAGTCTGGCGACAAGCACGTCAAAGGCGGATCCGAGTCTCGCGACACAAAAGCCCCAACGCTGCTTCGTGGGCTGCTGTTTTCACCTGAGGGGCGTGCTTTCACGCCAGGCTGGACCAGCAAGGGTCCCAAACGGTACCTCTACTACATCAATACTGATGCGATCAAGCTCGGCAAGGATGCATGCGAGGTGTGTCGCGTTCCTGCCGGTGAAATCGAGGGCGTTGTAGTGCAACAAATACGCGGGGCCCTACGCTCGCCAGAAATCCTGTCGCAAGCGGTACATGAGGTGTCAATTGCACGCCCGGACATCAGCGAAACAGACGCTATCAAGCACCTCCAATCGATTGACCAGGTTTGGGACCACCTCTTCCCGGCAGAACAGGTGCGGATCGCGCATGCGTTGATTGAGAGGATTACCGTTCGCAAAGACGGTATCAGCATCACTTGGAAGACCAAAGGAATGCCCAGGTTCCTGCGTGACTCGATCATGCAGCAGCCCTGCAAGGAGGCTGCATGAAACCGACAACACAAATACCGGAAACCACGCACATCCCTATGACCTTCCGCCCCCGAGGTGGCAAAACAGTGATCGTTTTGCCTGATGGATCGCGAGGGGTGGTACGTCGCGAGGCCACCATCGACAACACGATGATCAAGGTCATCGCCCGAGGGTTCCGTTGGCAGCAAATGCTCTACGACGGCACATATACATCGATCGAGGACTTGGCTGCAGCCGAGAAGATCAACCCGTCCTACATCAGCCGAATCTTGCGGCTGGCGTTTCTGTCACCGCTCGTGGTGCAGGCGATCCTTGATGGGTCGCATCCTGCCTGGTTGACGATGAGGGATCTGCTGGAGCCATTTCCAATGGATTGGCGACAGCAAGAACAAAAATTCTTGGCTCAGTTTCGGGCAGAACCCACTGTGGCCATGTCCAAAGCGGCCTGAAACACCGCCTTCATCTGCGCATCACCAACGCAGATACGCACCAGTGTAATGTCTGGAAACTCGGTGGCCCGGCTAAGCAACGCCTTCAGAATGATCTCAGCGGCTAGTTCGGGCGGAAATTTGAAGACGCCCGTACCGACAGCGGGCATCGCCATCGACTTGATACCTGCATCCTTTGCGACTCTCAGCGCTTGGGCGATTGCAAGGTCCAGGTACTTCTCCGGATGATCATCGTTTATGTAGCTAGCCGCCCTCGCATGAATGACGTACGGGTTTGGAAGTTGGAACCCAGGGGTAACGACAGCATCGCCGAGTGCAATAGGAGAGTAGCGGCGGCAATACTGCTCTAACTCCGGCCCAGCAGCAGTGTGGACGGCACCGGCAACACCCGATCCAAAGCGCAGGTTGGCGTTTGCTGAATTCACGGTGTAGCGGTTCAAAGTACTTCATCCACCGGTCTCAACAACTTGCAAAATCGCTTCGCCACTAGACCAACGCAGACGCACACGAACTGGTAGAGCCCCTTCGGGGACTGCGCCCGCCACCATGACTTGCTTACTACTATCGTATGAAATCCATAAGGGCAAAGGATTGCCGTCGATCAGGGTAATCTCAAGCATGCTTTTACCACTTTGGACAAGCACTTCTTCAGGTAAAGGAAACATGAAGCCAAGGCCCCGAATCGAAATTTCTTTTGGAACTGTCACCACTATCTGCGTAGCCTCGTTTTTAGGCAATTGAGATGCAGTCAACGATGGTGCAATCACTTCGACGGTTACAGCCAACCCTTGTGGCAAGACGCTATTCAACCCAGCCGATCCACTGGGTGGGTTTGCAGCTGAAAAATTGGGGAGATCAATCCGAGGGTTTGACGTTACTGGGGGCAAGACTGGGGTAACAGCCGGCGGCGGTGCGGGTGTTGGAACTGGCGTGATCGCCGCCGTCGTGCTGGCCTGATCCGTGATCGTGTAGTTGCCTGCATCCGCGCCGCCGTAGCTGCTGCTCAAGCTCACCGTCTTGCCACTGCCCACGTTCTTGTTGTCAAACGTGCCGCTGGCCGTAACCGTCACACTGTCACCGGCGACGAGACCGCCGCTTTGCAGCACCGCACTGGTCACGCCCGCTGTGCTCACCGTGGCTGCTGTGGTGCCGTCGTAGACCTTGTCTGAGGCCGTGATCCCGCTGATCGTCAGCGCCTTGGGCGTGATCGCCGCCGTCGTGCTGGCCTGGTCGGTGATCGTGTAGTTGCCCGCATCCGCGCCGCCGTAGCTGCTGCTCAAGCTCACCGTCTTGCCACTGCCCACGTTCTTGTTGTCAAACGTGCCGCTGGCCGTAACCGTCACATCGTCATTGGCGACC